GAGACGTCTTCTGTTAATCCTGGTGACGTTGGGTCTATAACGATTGCACCAGCATATGACTGTTTCTTTTTTACTATTCTATTTGGGAATCTATATTCATCTCTATATTCTTTAATCATTACAGAATCTACAATCATAGACTTCATAAAAACTTGACTAAGCGTGTTAATGTTTGAGAACTGTTGGAGGCTGATATACAACTCAAAGATGTGTAGGGATTCTTCAATCTCTTTCATTATTTCTACATCTTTAAATGCGTACTTTATGAACCCTTCGTAGTTATCTACCCAGTCTCGCCAAGTATATTCTGTTTCTTTTTCTAGATCTTCACTTTTAAGAACGCTTTTAGCTACTGTATCTAATTTCCAATTTGGAAACTTGAACCCAAGATCCTTAACTGCTTCAAGCATATCTACGTGGTCTAAACCCTTAATAAATGTGCGCCAGAAACCCTTCTTCTGGTATATCTGTACGTCATTTACTGGAGAAAGACATGTAAAATCTATGCCAAGATTTTTACACCTGTTAATAATATAAGGCATATCATATCCACTTGACCACCAACCAGATAAAACATCAATATTGTGCGTGTTTACTAAAAAGATAAAGCTTAATAAGACTTCTTCTTCTGTGCGACAGAATAGGTACGTCTTGTCTCCATCAACAATTTCTTTTGGTGTTTCATAATCTTTTGTTTTCTCTGGGTGCCAAGATAAGATGTAATATCGTTTCTCTTCTGTGATATACATAACAATAGATGTAACTGGCATTTTAGCTTTATTGGGCTTGTTTGCGTCTTGGTCATCAGGGTCTAACCAAGTTTCAATATCAAACAGGCCAATGTTGCGGCGTGTGGACCACTTGCACTGGTTGTCGTTGACATATTTGGTGCTAATGTCAATGTCTGCTTCATATAAACTACTAGCATGCTTTTTACTAAGCTGGTTTTTGGATTTAATAGAAGTACACTCGACTCTTCTAAGAGTGACGCCAAATATAGACTTGTATAGTTTTGGGTCTTCAATTGTTAGACCATGTACTCCATCTATAATTTCTACATGTGCTGCATCAATGAAAAAATAGTCATCAAATCTAACAGACCGGTCTACAAAGCTTCCATCTTCATTGTACCCATATAAGTCTACGACGTGGTGACCCTTTTTCCATGTTGAACAAATTCTACTTAATTCCATTATTTTAACCCACTACTTCCAAACCCCCCTGTGCCACGTTCCGTCTCACTCTCATCTAACTTGTCAACTTCTTCAGGTGTGCCACACCATATTGGCATTAACAAAAGCTGTGCAATCTTTTCACCAGTGGTGATATGTACATCTTCATCTGAATGGTTGAAGAGATGAACATGAATTGAGCCACGATATGAACTATCAATAACTTCTGCACCTTTACTAAGTGCATTCTTAACTGCTCGGCCAGACTTATTATATACTAATAGTACATGGTCGCTGTTGAATTTCGTAGATATGCCAATATCGTGACAGTAATGTTCTCTTGCTGGGATGGTAAAATTGTCAATTGCATAGACGTCCATACCGGCATCACCATTGTGAGCTCTTGTTGGTATCTTTGCATTATCACATAATCGTTTAACTAGTAGTTTTGTCACGTTGAGTCTGCTTTCTGCTTAAAGTGTAAAACGTTTTTTTGGAGTAATAGAACTTCTTATGTATTTCCGATACCCACTCCTAACAGCTCCTGGTGCTGTAACTTTAACGATGTCATAAAGCTTGGCACCATCTATGCCAGGGTAAAGCTTAAGTAGCTTTAAGAGTTTAGAAATATAATAATACGACAAATAGTGAGTATTTAATCCTTCAACATAGTTTGACTGATCGTCGTGGAAAACTAAGAGAGCGGGTTTGGGGTCGTGTTTCCACCCGCCGGTTTCACCTCGAACTTGTTTACTCCCATAGTTGAACTCTAAAATGTCCCCTGTATTTAAACTGTTAAGTGACGATACCCTCGACTCTGTTAAACCCATACGCTTAAATTTGTGAGCTATCAGTCGTTTCTTAGTTTTTGGCATTACTTATTAAACCTCTCAGCCAGCTGTTGCATATAAGCTTGATGCAGCTTTTTACGCATAGCCAAAATGTGGTTCTTTTTCTCGTTCAGTTTTTGCTTCTTCTGGTTTGTGCTTAAACCACGCTTAGCCCGTTTACGAGCTTTAGCTTCTTGGACACGTTTTCTAGAGCCTCTTAATTTCTTCTTCATTTGTTCCACCTCAATAATGATTATACCACATTGTAATTAATTGTAAACTATTTTGAATCATATTTCACATGAACCAGTTGCACAGTCAGGATTAACGACGCCAGCATGACTATCTACGCTGATGTACTTTTTAACGTTTGCTTTAGTTGGAGACAATGCTGTTAATGGTTCGTCCCCTCTACTACCTGCTCTGTAAACTGTCATGCCCTTTAGTCTCTCTGCAAATTTTAAGATAATATCCATCAAAGCTTCAGCTTCAAATTCCCTAGGTAGATTGATAGTCTTAGATATTGCTTGGTCTGTACTATCTTGTACAGCAGCTTGGACTGCTAAGTGTTGTTCGGGTGTTACGTCGTAAGCGCCGACAATATGTTCGTAGCTTTTTCCGGAACGTACAAATTCATCGAACATGTTGTCAACTACGACCTCTTTCGCGATTGCTCCTTCTTTTCTATATTTTCTTAAATACATAGGAGCAAAGATGGGTTCAATACCAGAGCTTGTTCCCGCCAACATTGAGATTGTGCCATTCGGAGCTACAGATAGTAATACTGCATTTCGTATACCATTAACCTTCATCTTGTTTAATAGTCGAGAAGGGAGTTTCTTGATGTACTGATTCTTTGTGTATTCAGAGTAATCGTATTCTTGAAAACTCCCCTTCTCTTTCGCAATATCAATCGACGCATCGAAAGCTTCATTGCGAATAGTTGTATATAGTCTTTCAATGAACTCTAATGAGCTGTCTGAACCATAAGTGATACCCATCTTAATTAATAAGTGGTGTAATCCCATTGTCCCAAGCCCAACTCTCCGAGAACGCTCGGCAACAATTTTCGTCTCTGTTGTTGGGAAAATGTTCATTGTTAATACATTGTCCAATGCTCGGATTGCATGACGGACAACTTTGCTTAGCAATTTCCAATCTACGTCGTTCGTTTCTTCGTGGTACATTCGACTTAAGTTTAACGACCCTAAGTTGCAATTACCATCAGCAGGGAGTACGGCTTCAGCACAAGGGTTTACGCTAACATAATCTTCAAAATACGACGTGGCAAAGTTGTCTTTCATGTTGTCAATGAAAATCAAACCTGGCTCTCCAGACTTAACTGAATTTTCAACTATCGTTTTCCACAAGTCTCTGGCTTTAATTGGTACGATCTCGCCATATTCAAATGTGTCTAAGTAATGAGTCTTATAGAAGTTCTTAGCGGTTATCATAGCTTCTTCTTTGGCTACACCAATGACCAAAATCTCGTCATCTAAATTTGTGTCGCCATGTTGTCTCATTATACTGTGCTGGAAATAGCTCTTACCATTAAACTTGAAGTGCCAATCGTCATCATTCTCTAATGCAGCTATAAACTCACGAGTAATATTTATAGAGATATTATGATTTGTAAGCTGATTAGATTCTAATTTTACCTCCAAAAACTCAAGTATATCTGGATGGTCGATGTTTAATGAAGCCATAAGAGCTGTTCGCCTATTGCCGCCAGATCTAACCTGCTCACCAATTGCGTCTATCTTTTTAATTTCACTAACTACTCCAGGAGCTGAGCCGAGTACACCCTGGATAGGGTCGCCCATTGGTCGGATTTTAGAATAATTAGTACCCAACCCTCCACCGAATGTGCTAATGAGGTACATGTCGTGAGATAAAGCTGCAATAGAATGTCTGTTGTCCTCTACGTCTTTACAGAAACAATTCAATAGACCACCTATACGGCGGCCTGAGCCATATAATACTCGCCCACCTGGAAAGTAATACCCATTGGACATTATCCACTTGAATCTCTTCTCCCACAAAGTCATATCGTCATTAGTTTCTGCTTGGGAGAGATGCTTAGCAACACGATTAACTAAATCGTCCCAACTATTTTCAGATGGTAATGCATATCTTAAATTCATAATCTCAGCTTGGAAGTCGTTTAACTCAAATTTTTTCATTGTGTATTCCTGTTCTTATCCATAATTTCTCTAATAACCCCGGCCATTTTAGAGGTCTTATTCTCGTCGAAGGTTTTGATTACATCAGTACCCCGTGTCTCAATATCAAAATCTAATAATGACGTGTTGAACCGGCCGGTAAATGACATCTTATCTGGACCCAATCTACTTTTAGCTAAATAGTAACAAGCTCTATTTTCCTTTGCTAATTCTTCTGTTCGCCCAACGGAAATAATAAGATCTGCTACAAAAGCTTTTGCTGAAGATTCTGATATTGTACTCAATGAAACTACATCTTTATCCCAACCAGCTCTATTCGTTTGGCTTGCTGTCCATATTGGTATTTGCATTTCACCAGCAAGACTTCTAAGTTGCTCTACATTAGATTCTAACTCGAATCTTTTCTCATTATAACCCTTAGAAGATTTCATAATGTCTGCATAGTCAACAAGTACCATGTCTGGAATGTACCCTTGGTTATGCATAGACTTAATATGTCTCTTGAATGTATTGATGCTTGCAGCTTTAGTTGGATACTCCTTGATGATTAGTCTTGGTGTCACATTATGTTTTCTGTCGATTGCTTCTAATGTTCTTACCAATTTTTTATCGACAGTTTTTCTGAGGGTACCACCAGTATCTTGGAGTAGTGAAGTTAAATTCGTCTGAGTGAGTTTGGAGTCAAACCGGAGCCCAACCATTTTCTCTGACAATTCTAAAGTATAATAGATTACATTCTTGCCCTGCTTTAAAGCTTCAGCTGCCAAGTGAACTAGCAACATTGATTTTCCCACACCAGTACCGGCCATTACCATGCCCAACTCACCAGCAGATAATCCACCAGCAATAATTTCATCTAACATTTCCATACCAGTAGCAATAGGAGAACGCTTATCTACAGTTCTATCAAAAGATTGTATGAAATATTCGTGGCCTGTATCATCAGCTGTACCGGCGTTCATTGCTTGCTGAATCAATTCGTTTATAGTCTCAAAGTCTTCCCGCTTTAATAAGTCAACAGATTTAAGAATTGCATTCTTCATCGCTTGTTGCCTACAAAACTCAATTGTCTTCTCTTCAATAAACTCTTTATCTGTTGACGGCGCATATGATGATATAAGCTTAACTAACTTCAATAGAAAGTCTTGTTGTACTTCGTCTTCAAGTGTAGTATTTATGATGGTTTCTAAGTTGTCATATGTTGGAACGGTGTTATATTGTTCACTGTATTCTACGATCATTGTCGTTAAGAATATATAGTGCTCATTCGTAAAATATTCAGGCAATAATATTTCATAGATTCTAGTGAAAAACTTCTCGTCTGTCAAAAGATAGTAGAGAAGTTTTAATTGAAACTTATTGCCAAATTTTTCAAATGAATTTTGGTCTGTCATTTATCAAATTCCTTGTCGAAGCAGTAATGATAGTTATATGGGCACCACGTGATGCCCGCTAATTAGAATTTAGCTGATACCTGTAATACCATTGGAGTAAACGAATCTTCTGTAGTCCACTCGGTGCTAACTTCAACACCCTCATTGACTTCAAAACTTACACCATAAGTAAATGTATCTTCAATGAATTCAGTATCATAATAACCACCAAATACTGCAACTCTATCAAAAATACCTGGAGTAATTACTCCACGCATCCATGCATCTTCACTCTCTACCCAGTACTCACCCATAACGCTTGCGTTAAGCGTTAAGGATTCATATAGGAATTCACAAGCAATGATTTTCTCGACCTCTTCGAAATTGTTATCAGCAAATGTGATGCTCGGAATCAACCCGCCATTCAAGAATTCCATAGAGGTTCTCATTGTCCAATGATCTGCGTCACTGTAGAATCCCTCAACAGCAGCCACTCCATCATATGCCAATGCTGTAATACCCTCGTCATAAAGAGAGTTACGAGGCGACGAAATAAATACAGAAGCAGATGGTCTATCAAACTTCATATTCACACCCATAGGAATAAACACTCGACCAATAGAAAAATCTGTATCGAACAGTTTAAATTTACCATACATCTCGTTAAAAGTAAACTCAGAACTAGATTCTAAATTATCAAAAGTACCATAGAATGAGAACGTCTCACTGTCTGCACCAATTCCGAGATAATCCAAAGACGTATTAAAGTTGTAGCCATCTACATCTCCAACGTCTGCTGCGTCTACTTCTACACCAATTGCTCCCTCACCATACCAATCTGTTGCCAGAGTTGGGATCGCAAAAACAAGTAGTGCGAATAAAATAAAAATTTTCTTCATTGTAATCTTACCTTTCGTAATATAATTACTGCTTCGACGACAGAAATTATCGTTGTAGGTGACTAAACGGAGTCACCCAACTTTCAAAATGTTTGACTTGTGATGCAAGTTTGTCTTCTAGGAACATCCTTCGAAGCTGGGACCTGTTGAAAACATTTACATCTCCGCCAATAAATAACTCTTTTACTGATTGTTTATCTTGTAAACTTATGTTTACATCGTGTAATTGCATAAGCTGATAGTTTAAATCTATCTTATCCCACTTATCAATCAATTCTTTAATTTTTTTCGTTTGTGATTTTGTGTGGGCTTTATTATGATATTCATGTTTTACTAACTCTTCAAAGTCAGTAATATCATCAACTTTTGTGTCTGCTAAAGTCGGAAACAGCTTTAATATTGTCTTTTCGCCATAACCTGGGATGCCAGAAATGTTGTCACTTTTATCTCCCCTTATGCATTTAATATATATGTAATTGTGTGGTAAAAATCCATGCTTCTTTATAAAAGAGTCATTCGACCAAAGTTGCTTTGATACGCCATTGTAACATATAGTATTGCTACTTATTAACTGGTGATAGTCTGCGTCCATAGAATAAATTATGTGGTCATCATTTGGAGATTTATTGACATATTCTGCAATAATGTCGTCTGCTTCTATGAATGGAAGCTTAAACACTTTAAACGGGAAGACTTCTAGATATTCGTCTAAACGTTTAAGTTGCATGCTGAAATTGTCTTTCTGCTCACTCTCCGTCATAAAGTCAAAAGCTTTGACAGAGCCACGCGACCAGGTCCTATTAGCCCGATGTGCTTTGTATTCCTTTAATAGATTTTTACGTCTCAACCCAGGTGAAGTGCCCTCCCAAGATATTGCTATCGTGGTTGGGTTAAATTGGTTGGCCATAGATCTTAAGCTTCTCAAGAAGCCAAATGTACCGCCAAAATGTTCACCGTCATCATTTGTAACTGGTATGACCAGAAAGTTGCGTATGAAGAGATTCATACCATCAACATGTAGTACTCTTTCACCCATTCTAGTAACGTCGCTTATCTCTGTTGTAGAATATTCGACTAATATCTCGGTTCTTGAATAAAGTAGTGATAGTTGTAACGAAGCCCTTCATCATGTCATTTAATGGTAAACTGTATATTACATTTTCATTGTACTCTGTAACTTTGAATACTCGTGTTGCAACATTCCGGCCATCCATAGACAAGTCAAGCCTAAAAGTATGTGGTCTAGGCTCATGACGCTTATTATCTTTCATTATTAAATCCCTTCATCTTCAGACGATGTTTTTGTTTCTAAAGTATCAGATATATTGTCTGCAGTAATAATATAAAACTTCCCAAGTTGGTTTATGACTTCATCGAATAATGTTTCATTGTTGAGCATGTCCACTAAACCCTTCTTCATGAATTTGATAGGGTCACCAGTAGATGGATAAAACTCATAGCTCATTGCTGTAACTTTTTTGAAAATTCCAACTTCTATTCCAGCATCTAAAATACTTTCACTATTTTCAATCCAAGCTCCGGGCCTGTCGCCCCATTTTATCGTAAAGAAAACTGTTCGCATTGGCGGGGCAACTTTATTTTTCTTTACTTCAGCTTTAACTACTCGGCCAAGCAAGTTACCAGTCTTACTGTCTTTTAGCTGTTTGAAATGCGTTAAGCGTATGCGTATTGATGCATGATAAGCTATAGCCTTCCCACCAGGTGTACTATATTTGTCGCCAAATGATACGCCAATCTTGGTACGAAGTTGATTGATGAATACTAAACAAACATTAAACTTATTCATGATTGGAACATATTTCCGGAGTCCTTGTCCAATTAGTCTAGCTTGTAAACCAATGGTCGCGTCACCATATGTACCTGCCACTTCAGCTGCGGTAGAAGTGGCAGCAACAGAATCCCAAACAATCGTTATTAGCCTATCAGATTTATCTTCTTGTATTTTACCAACAATTGATTCCATTGCCTTGAATACTTCTTCTGTTGTGCCAGCTTGAATGTAAATTAATTTCTTTACATCGACTCCAACTTCAGTCATGACTTCCATCGATGCAGCATGTTCTGTATCGATAAGAATCGCAACGCCACCCTTCTTTTGAGTGTTTGCTAAGATGTAAGAAGCTAGTAAAGTTTTACCAGCACCTTCTCCACCTGAAATTTCTGTTAGTCTTCCAGCTGGTATACCACCTTCAGTTGTGTTGGACAAAGCCATGTCTAAAAGTGGATTTCCAGTGCTTACCCAGTCTTTAACTTTAGCAGTCGAATTCCAAAGGAACGATGCTGTTGCTGTAGACTTTACTTTATGGAATTGGCTAGATAGTTCATCTACCAAACCCTGTTCCATGTTCGCGTCAGTTTTCGTTTTTACCATGTTATTCTACTTTGAGAATGGGTGATAGGTTAGTTGCGACAGACGTTACCAATTTAGAGAGGTCAACTTTTCGAGATGCATTTTCTATAACATGCTCTTGCTTCTCTTCAGTTACTTCCCCAGAATCTGTAGTGCTGACGCGGTGAATTGAAATTGTGTATTCGTGTATACCGTTAAAATTAGAAGCTGGAGACAAGTACCGCCTGTCAACCAAGACAGACCCCTCAGAGGGAAAGTCGACTTGGTTAACAGGGCATACTGTAACATGTGAATCTGCATCATCAGTTGTAATTGTAACTAATGAGCCATCAATGCTAAAGCCAGTACCTCTAATAACATATACAGGCTTCTTATTTTTAGCCAAAAATGTCATCCAATTGTTTTTGGACGTCGTCAGGAGTTGCAACTTGTTGTGCTGTATTGTCACCAACAGACGTACCAGGTGAAGAGTCAGTAGACTCAGTTGAAGGTTCAGCCATATCGTTCATAGCTGATACTAATTCGTCATACGATTTAATCTTAAATAAGCCCAGCTCTTCACTTAAGTAATCAGGGATAGATACTGCTAAAGCGCGAGTAGTATCGTCGACTTCAGATGTAGCTGGTTTGAGTTTTGCCTCTGGTTTGTGGAAATTCGTATTATTTCCACTTTTTCCAGGCGGAGTAGTTTTAACAACGATATCTCGCCCAGTACTTAAATTTGTGAAATCTCCCCAGTCAGGGTCCATGATATGCTCGAGCAATGTATTGTATATAGTCTTACTATATCCCCATAGCTTAACGCTTGGTTCATCATCGCCTTTAACTACAATGGGTGAGTATGTTCGAAGTTTAGGGAATAAAGATTTAGCAATTTGCCAATTGTCATCTCCACCCATGTTCTTAAACTTGCTAGCTGCTTCACAGATTGGGCACGGTTTACCTTTCATTTCCTTCGGGCATACCAACGATCTTTCATTGCCAATGTTATAGTGGAAGTAAACCTCAATAAATGGGTCACTAGAGTGTGGATATGGAAGCATACGAATAGTTGTATCGTCTTCGCCAGCTTTAAACCACATCGCGCGGTTAGGGTCCTTTGCAGGGTTAAGTTTTTCGAATTTTGCTTTTAGTGCATTGATGTCCATGTGTGTAATCTCCTTTGATTAATTGGTTAAATGAACGTTATGAATACAATACCACATATAGATGATATGTAAACTAAAAATGAAAAATAAATTGGATTATCTGTTAAGTTTTATTAGCTGCAACCTTAAGACTCTTAATTTGCCATGCTTGATGACTAATAGTGTGTTCTCGAATTCGTCCCACTTGAGGTTGAAATTATGATTAGCATATCCGCGATTCTTAATCTTGATAACTTCATTCATTGCGTTTATCGTGAACAATGTGTTAGTTTCTTTTTTTCTATGTATACTGATTGTGCCTGGGTAGATTTTTGAATAATCTATGTTAGCATGTTCTGAGTCTATGTTGTATGTAAAAACATATTCTTCTTCTAAACAGTTGGTGACTTTAAAGATAAAGATCTTATGTTTAGGAATAGTTACAGCATCTGTAATGCGTTTTATAATGTCATCAATCTGGTCCTTCGTTCCAAAAGACGCAAGTAAAATCCCTTTGAATTCCAAGTATATTCTCCGCTAATTTAGTAAATCTGTTAGGTTCTTTGATGTTGATTCGTATACAGTATATATATCATGAGCCCCTATAGTTTCCATAATACTTATGATTGATTGTTTGTGCATGTCATATGGCTTTAATAGTTCTATATATATAGCATCGAATCTTTGGAATAGCACCATATAATCCAAGTCATATAGTTTACACGTTAAATCTATCATCATTTCCGATGCAATCGACTGTATGTAGTTATTAAGTGCTGCAGCTTTGGATTTTGGTTTAATTTTTCGGCCATAAGTGTTAACGACATAGCCGTACTCATCGTACTCTTTTTCTAATGATGCTTTTAATTCTAATAGCTTCCGCATAAAATCGTAACCGAGTATGTCTAGATATGTTTCACGCTGAATTTTACTCAAGCTAGTGAGAACCCCTCTCAGCATCGGAAAGTCTCTACTGTATATAATCCTTGCACTAAGCGTTTTAGCCTCTGAGCGGGGAATGCACAAACCTTCAGCGACAACTGAATGTAGGTCTGCAGGTATACTTTCACCGAGTATGTTCGAAAGTATTGAAAACTCAAACGACTTAAAGTCTAGAGATAAAAATATGTTATCTGGAGATGAAGTCACAATCTTGTCTGATATGTCACTATTTGAAAGATTAACCAAATTTAAGACTTCATTCGGCTTTGTGAACATTCTAACTGTACGTTTATTTCTTGCTATATACTCTATAGCTAAACTATTTTCATCGTCTAAATTAGCATGTATTGGGGGACATATATTTTTTATGTTATCATTGAAATGTATTTTTCTAGAACTATAGATTCTTTCAGCTTTTATAGTTTGTACTGAACGCTTATAATGAGAAATTAATTTACATTTTTCTTTAGAGTTTTCCTTTACTAATAAAATTTTCTGTAGTACTCTATATATTAGATATACATAATATTTCTTATCTATATTCTTATTTAACTTATATCTATTAATTATATCTATATATTCTATATATTCTATATTATAACTTAATATTAAATCTTGTATATATATTGGATTATAATTGTTTAATATGAATTTATCATCTATCTCTATAGAACTATAAACATAAAAGTTATAATTTAATCTATAATATATAGTTTCTAGAAATTCTTTAGGGTCTATATCACAGTATTTCATTTCATCTTTTTGGAAACTATATGTTTTTCCATCTGATGAATTAACTATATAAATTTCGTAATCGCCACTATGAATAATTGGTGGCCCATTTAACTTCATTAAAAATTTATCTAAACTCCACCCATCTAAAATTAACTCAACCGGTTCATATTCTAGATTATTGCTAGCTTCATGAATATCACGAATCAGAGACTCAACTAATTGTTCATTGAACCCGAATTCATTTTTACTGTGTATCCAATATGTAGTATCATTTATTGTATAATCATCAACATCAATAAGCATTGTAGCATTAGCTAACTTAAAGCTGTAAAATATGTTTGGCATGCCTGGTTGCTCTGTGTCACTGCATGAAATAAATGGATATTTCGTACACAATGATTTGAGATAATCATCATTTACACAGTCTGACACGACATGACATAGTGGTGGTAACATTATAACTCACTCTATTGTGGTGTTAAAAAACTTATTAATTGATACTATATGATATATTTTAGAAAAGTAAAGGATAATGATAATTTAATCTATTCTCACATTGTCTTACTTGGTGGGTAACCGTTGGGCTTCTACAGCTGTTTTGATTCTAGAAGACTCAAGAGATATATCTACTGTTAATATGTAATATTTGCCACTCCATACGCCAGCATTCGTAATATCGACAGTATCGCCAGGTTTCCACAGTGGTTCATTTACGACTGTGAATGCTGCTTTGTATGATACAGAATTCCATAGCTCGAGTAAAGATACATTAGCACTTGACGTAGTATCAGATTCACGTTTAGCTATGCTGTCTAATGCATTTGACGACACGATATTTCCAGACTCACTCATAGAAAAAGACATGTCTTCTACTAAATAATCTGAATCTCTATTTCTAACTCTAACTTCACCACGCTCCTTCATGTAGCCAATTGAGCCACTCAACTCTCCCAATGCGTCACTATCACTCGATACATCTTCTTTTCCCTTGATTGCCGTTGGTTCAAACCCATTCTCATCGTTTCTGATGTTAGCCCAAGCTATACTGAACCCAGCTTTACAATATGGGTAAGAGTGCATGACGAACCCATTCTTAGACATTACACGTTCTAGAAACTGCCAAATTGATATGTCTGAGTATGCATCATCCAAATAATCTAAAATTGGACCGTAGAAGTCAATACCATCACTCATCACAGTGTCAATTGAATACCTTGAGCCTTCAGCTGTATCATTGTACGACCCAAACGCAATGTCATGTAGTGTAGGGAGGTCCTTGGCCTGTATACCTG